AACTGGCCTCGGGACTCGTCCAGCGAGATCCGGTTGGAGACGACAACGGGGCAGCGTCCGATCAGGTTCGGGACACGCTCCAGTTCCACGATGACGGGGCTGGTGTCGTCGCTGGCGTAACCCTGGGTGTGCGGGTTGCGCAACCCGACCAGCACCGTTTCCATATGGTCGACGTACTCGATCATCTCGATCGGTTCGTCCTTCTCATACGGTGAGTCCTTCACGCCACCAGCAAACCGCAGCGCGGCTTCGGGGTAGAAGGTTTGCATCCAGCCGTAGGTGCGTTCGTAGCCGAACACGCAGTCGGCTGGGTTCATGTCGTCCACGCCCCGCAGGTTCGACGGGTAGGCGGTCAGCGGGTCACGGGTATGCCATGTCGGCACGCCTTTCTTCGGATCGAACCGCAACTGCGTCACAGTCTGCGAATACCCGATCAAATGGCGAGCACGTTTTGCTAGCTGAAGATCAAGCGTTGAGTTCTGCCACCAACCAAACATGGCCTTGCGGCGGATCTGTGCGTGCTTGCGCGCCTGCTTGGAGGTGTCGTCGGCAGGCGGGCACACAATGTCCGGCAGGACCGACGCAACACGCATCGCCGTCTGATCCAGACCCTGAGCAAGAAGGTTCGCGACCGCAGCCGACTCAGTAGTGTCAATCTCCGGTAGCGGCACGACAACGTCGCCGTTGTAATGGTCACGGATGTGACGCATACGCGCCTTGACGCCCGCATGATTCTGCGAACGGCTGTAATACAGGTCAACGATGTCTTCAGCGGACTTCATATGCGCGCGTCTCCAGAAAGCCACGACGGTCGCCACTGCCGCACCGCCTCAACAGATGGAGTGTAAATCTTTTCAAGATTGTGCTCCATGAACCATTGTGCCATAACACAATCGTCCGTGCGGGAACCAGTGCCCTCAGGGTTCCACTTCGTGACCTCGTTTACCAAAAGTAGCGAGTGTGGACGTGCGGCAGTCCTCTGCTTCCCCGGCAACCGTACACGTCCGGCTTTGTACAAGGGGGCCAGCATCTGCACCCCATACTTCGGGTCGCCCTTGTTTTTCGAGTGCGTGTAATGCGGCACAAGCTCCACGCCCCTCGTCGACGCCCACCTGCGGAAGTGGTCGTACTGGAGGATGAATTTCTGCGCCGCGTTCGCTTCAACAATCCAATACTGGATCGGGTGCCCCATATCGTTCGATATCTGCCACCACTCCTCTGCGATGCCGGTAAAAGATTGCGTGTCATGGTTCCAATCCAAGAACGAGGGCGCATCCATCTTGCGCCGGTACGACTCCAACAAATACCGGTACTCTGTTTCCTCAACGTATGCCCAGCATTGCAATGCCCAAAAGTTTGACGGGCTGGGGTCCGCTGAAGCAAGAATTACAGGATCAGACGGCAAATACTGCGGAAGCTCCCACAAGTCACGGTCGCTGTCCCAACAACCAACATGATGCACACCGTCACGGCCTTCGCCACCCGACACCCAGATCGGGTCAACGAGCACCGATGACGGGTCGGCGTCTTCCTGCTGGTACAGGATCTCGTACCGGTCAGGAGTCTGCGCCTTGATATGCCGGATCTTCTTCCACGGCAAACGACGCGGATACAGCAGACACCCTTCAGGGTACGGCTTTGCGTTCAAGCTGTGGTCGTTGTCGCACCGGTCCTCGTAATGAACCTTGTACTTCAAATGATGGTACTTGGATTCCTCAGTGGGGGAGAGTGTTTCACTAGGCAAGGAGGAAGCCTGTCCAGAGTTCTCCTCTGGCACCATGCCCTCCCCCACCGAGTCCATTTCGTCCTCGTCAAGCGGGGCCTTCTTATCTAGTGCGTACCGGTAGATGTCGTCAGACGACATGCGCTGGCCGTTCAACACTAACAGACCGCCCGGTTCGAGTCGGGTTTCTGCTACTTCGTCCCACCAGCGGTACATGTCGGAGCGGGATTCGGAGTTACGCATCTTGCGTGGATCCCACACGTCGTCCCAGATCACGAGGTCAAAACGGCCACCAAGGAAGCCAGAGTCCATGCCAAACGCTGACCAGGTAGGTTCTTTCTGTGACAGGGGCTGGTCGTCGGGCTGCAAAATGGTGAAGGCTTCGGCTCTCCATATTTCCTTCGCATCAGGCTTGAACGCACCAAAGTCCTGTTGCATGGTGCGGACGGCATCTACGGCGATACCGATCTTCTGGTCGTTCAGTTCGGCACGGGCAACGTGCTCACGTTCGAACTCGGCACGCAGCCGCCGTGTGTACCACTCGGCTAGGCGTTGAGTGGAGGAACCGATCATGCCTCGTAGGGCACGGTTGCGGACGGTCGCCCACGCCGGAAGCACTTTCGCAAAAAACGTGGATTTGCCGGAGCCGGGGGGTGCGTTGATGACGATGTATTCCTCTTGTGGCGTGTTGAGGAGTTCGTTTACTTTTTCGGTTGCTTCGATTTGCCAGGGTTGGAGAATGATTCCGAAGTAACGGAGTGCAAATGCTTCGATGTTGTCATGTGCTTCTTGTGCGGCTGGGTCGAGGTGCTCATAGGTAGGGATCTTTGATACGCCGATTTTGTCGACTTGTTCTTTGGCTTGCAGCCAGGAACGGGTTGAGGTGCGTCCTGATTCGTTGTCGCGTGCCGAGTGGTAGTTGACGCCTGCTTTGATTGCGGACTGTCGCATTGACTCGCCGCCACGGCGCATCAGCAAATATTGGACCCACTGCTCCGGTGTAGTGTGCTTGCCAGACGGCATGGCTACTTCTTCGTGGACTTGCCGTTAGAACCCTGACGGGCACGGTTACGCGACGAGTTCTCTGGCACCATCCGACCATCTTTCGTGTGCGACATGTCCTTGCCACGCAGATCCACGCCACGCTTCTTCGCCTGCCTGCGAGCCTTCGACAACTCGGTGCGCTTACGGCGCTGCTCAGGCCGAGCGTTCACCTTCTTGTCCGTCGCAGCCTTCTTACGGCGAGCTTTCGGGTTGTCCCGATAATACTTGGCCGACTCGGACAGTTGGCTACGAGGCATTCTTGGAGGAGCCATCACCACTTCACCTTGTTCGCCCAATAAGCAGCAGACATCTTGCCCTTCGCAATGTTCTTCGCATGACGAGCCTTGAACGACTTACGACGCGCCTTCTGAGCAGCCGTCTTCGGGTTCTTGCCCGCACCAGACACGCCCTGCTGGCCGAATCGAATCGTCTTAACACGATCGCCTTCCTTCGCCACAACAACATGGCTCTTGGTCGGATGGTTCGGCGTGCGCTTCGGCTTGTTGTAGCCAGAAACGCCGACACGCTTCAAACGAGAATCAGGCTTCTTCGGCATCAGCGACGCTTCTTCGCAGTCTTCGCAGAACGCTTGAACGCAGCAGCCGTCGGAGCGCCCTTCGACCCAGGCTTCCGCATCCGCTCACCAGAACCAGCCTTGATCCGCTTCCGCTTCGCGTGAATGTTCGCGTACAAACCCTTCTTCGCAGCCATCAGCTACTCCCTACAATCGCAAAGGTCACAAATACACAAGTGAGGATCAGCCACAGCACATGCGCTACTGGCACGACTCACACGACTCCGGATTTTCGAGATCACACTCCGCTTCAACCGGGACATCAGAACCCTCACCCCAATCCAAATCATCAAACTCGCCCTTTCTCCACGCCTCGACAAGCTTCTCAGGCTTCTGCACACCACACCTACGCAACAAATCCGCCAACACGACACAACCTCCAACTAGTCACCTGCTACACTACACCAACCGGCACCCCAACCCGGTCAACCGTTGGGGCCACGCCTTGCACGCGTGAGCGTCGCCCGTCAGAAGGGCCTCCGAGTCGTGCCCGAGAAACGACGGCCCCTGGGACGGGGCGGGCACGACCAGCCAACACACACCGCAGAACGTTGGCAGGCGATCAACCTAAACTGACGGAGGGACCCAGGGCACGGTCCCAACCAAAACACCCCACCCCACACACACCAACAAACCAAAACACCCAACCCACCGATAGCATATTCCTATATAGCATGTGCCTCGGCACATCCCCCCATGTTCTGGACGAACAAGTTCGTCTACTATCGCACCGTGATACCCCCTAACCGGTTCGTTATGGCCCCTAACTGCGAACATACGTTCGCTTTTCGGACCCTCGCCCCGAACATACGTTCGCACAAACACCTGTACGCCCGAACAAACGTTCGCCACTAGAACCGGGCGCCTATGCCTAGACATACCGGGCGGGTGCCGGTGGGATTGTCACGCTGGGCGGTTGGGTTGTTTGCTAGCGCCTAGCGCCGGTGGCGCTAGTTGCTATCGGGCAGGCGTGGGCCGGTTGGGTGCGATGGTCGAGCGGGCGAGCCCTTGGGCCGGTGGGGTTCACTATCGGGCGCGACTCGAGGAGCCGGTGCCACTATCGGCGCACCTAGTGGCCCGGATGGCGTGCGCGTGTCACATTCAGGCGCTAAGGTTCCCCCAGGTGGCCGAACGAGCCGCCGGAACAGGAACCAGCCATGCACCTAGACGATTACCACGCCCGGGCGTTAGCGCATCTCGCGACAGTTGAGCCGCGCCCGATGGAACCAATGCCGCGCCACGCCGCCGCGACCTATCACCGATTCGGGGATTCCCCCGAAGAAGCTGCGGAGTTCTGGGCGGATTGCACGCTCTACGCGATGGAGCGCACCGAAAACGACGAAGTCCGGATGACCGCCGCGGAGATGCGCCTAGAAGCGGACCTGGACGCCTGCGCGGCATTCCACGCCGACGCGTACGACGAATGGTAGGCAGCATGAGCCGCCCAACCGAACGCCCGGCGATCGTTCACCTATTCGCCCACGTCGTACTAGGCAATGCCGCAATAGCCGAACCAGTCGACGCGCTAGGCGCAATGAGTGCAGTGCTTGAGCATGCGCTAGACGTGGACCAGCCGCCCGAGTCGCACGCGCAACCGTTGCGCGATGCCAACGGAAATACCGTGGGGGAGATCCGGTGGAAGGTGTCGCGATGACTGCGCCAATCTGGGCAGCTATTGCAGGCGTACTGCTCGCGGCCGTATTCCCCACGCGAGAGGAACGTCGCCGGTGGCGTAAGCACCGGGCGCGGCACTTGCTCGCGTACTACCGGGCGCCGTGGCGCCGGGCGCTCCAGCCAGGTGGCGCACTGGTCGCACCGTTTACTATCAACGCGGACCGTTGGGAGTCGGTGCGCCCACTATCGGACACCCCAACCGCCTAGAGGAAGGCAACGAATGACCACCTACACGCACACCGACGCACGCGTGGGCCGATACCGGGCGGAGTCATCGCCCGATGGGTGCCTAGCTCGCGTCATCCACGAACCGTCCGGGCGTTGCGTTGTCCGGTTCACCGGTGAGACAGCCCACGCCGACGCCGTGCGATGGGCGTACGACACCGACGCACGAGAAAGGTTCGAGAACCGATGACGCCCGCACGCAGTGAATGGGGTTACATAACGTGCCTAGATTGCGGGCGCGAGTTTGACCTAACGGATGGCCCGGACGCCGACGAATGGCACCACGGGCACGATTGCGAACCGCCGAGCATGCCGGACCGGTGCCGCGTGCGCCTACCAGATGACCCACGCGCCGCCGCTATTGAGCTAGACCGGATCGCCGCCTATCTGCCTGCCGGTTGGGCAGTGTCCCGGCGTCCAATGGGACCGCTACGCGCAGACCATTACCGGGCGAGCGTATGGGCGGTCATATCGGGCGAGGATCGCGCCGGATGGACGCTAGGGGACTATGTGCGCCCCCGGTTGGCGTCCGGTTGCATATTCCCCGAACCGATGCCGGGCGGAGCGTTCTAGTTCCCGAGCCGAGCGCGTCCGCCCACGCCGGTGGGCGCGTTCGCCCCGGTAACTAGACCGGAACAACCCAACCAGAAAGAAAACCAGATATGGATATTTATTGTCCGAGATGCGCGGAACCGTGGCACGTAGACAGCTTGCACGATGCCGTAGAAGACGGATACGCCGCGAGCTACGACGACGCCCGCCGCACGTTCGCGAATGACGGATGCGGAACGCTATTCGGCGGGCCACCCTGCCAACGTTCCAACGACCCACGCGCCCACCTGGCCGCGGAACTGTTCGACGTTCTCGGCGAAGATGTCGACGCCGTGGCCGCGATGCACGCGGACGCCGAGTTTTTGGGGTGGGACCGATGAGCGCGCCCGAACTACTGCCGGAAGATTGCCTAGAGCATGGGCACCCCAACGCCGGACCGTGCCGCGGTCCGGTGGCGTTCCACGAGGTCCCCGGACGGTTCGGGCGGGCGTTCCCCCGTTGCGACGCCCACGCAGAACAAATGTGGGACCGGTACGAGTCCCGCGACAGTCTCGCCCGCTGGGCCAATTCCGACGTTGCGCCCGGTTGGTTTGACCCAACCGCAGCAGGTGAAAGGTGGGATGATGACTACTAGGACCAAGCGCCGCACCATCCCGGTGACAAGCGCGCCGCCTATGTTGCGTCTCTCGACCAACCGGAAAACGTGCACGCACGCCCGGCTAAAGCCGTCAGGAGACTGGGCAGCCGTGCCTAATTCGTTCGGCCTCGCGCGTGAATCGTGCGAACCGCACAAAACCGACTTTTGCCACGGTTGCTACGCCGCGGCAATCGATCGCCGTTTTCCTGCCGTAGGCCGGATGATGGCGGACAACTACGCCGCGGTCATGGCCTACGAAAACCGCCCAGATGAGCTAGCGGAGATGTTCGCCGCACTGCTGGACGAATCGGCCGCGGCGCAACGCCTAGCGGGCGTCCGGGCGCCGTTGTTCCGGTGGCAGTGGGACGGGGAACTAGCGCACGAGACGCACGCGACAGCCATAGCCCGGGCGCACGAGATGCGCCCGAACGTGCGCGGATGGGTCTACACCCGAGCGCACAAGTGGGCGCATAGGTTCCGCCTACCGTCCACCGGGCGCCCACCGGAGACGCTAAGCGTCTTCCTGTCAGTCGACCGCGACAACGTGCAATCAGCGCGCCGAGCGATCGCCCGCCACCCGTGGCTCCGGTTGGCGTTCTCCGGTGACAGTTGGGACGAAACTGCGGAACTCGCGCAAGCAATGGGCGAGCGTCGCGGGTTGCGTTGCCCGGAACTCACCGGGCGCGTTCCCCTTGTGGATCCCGAGACCGCGGCGGGCGCGTGCGCTACGTGCGCCCATTGTCTGCCCGGTGGAACCGGTAACGTGCGCTTTTCGACGGGGAAGGATGCGCCCAGGTGACGCCCCTGGGGTGGCTCCTGCTACTGATTCTAGTGCTATGGGTTCTCACCGGATGACGTAGCGCCCGACAACCTAGAACCCCCGGAGACGCCCGGAGCGCACCCCTAAGCGTTCCGGGCGTTTCGCGTGCGCCGGAATACGCCCGCAACGCCGGAACGCACGAGACGCCCGCACAACGCCGCGACCGCGCAGAGTGAGAGCCGGCCACTACTCTCCGCGGTTGTTCCGCATTGTGGAACCGTTCCGCATTGTGGAACGAACATATGTTCGCACGAACGTATGTTCGCCCGAACGGGCGTTCGCCGACGGCGAAAAAGTGACGCCGTAAGGCGTCACTATCGCTACACCTCATCGCTCTACCTGATCGAAATGGTTGCAGGTGTCACAGGGTGTGCGTATGGTGTGGAGAACGAAGGGGGAACTGTGAAGAAACCACACCAGTGCCCGGTGCCTGCTGGCTATGAATGCATCAGGGGCAGCCTTTGGAATGACGACGTGCGGGTGGCCCGTCCGTTGTGTGACTGCGGTTGTCATTTGCCGCCTGGAACGAGGAAGAAACCATGAAGGAACAAACTGCGATGCAGCATGACGAAATTTTGCGTCATCCGAAGCAGTCGAGTGATTTGCGTTCGGATCAGCGTCCGTCGGATTGGGTGAAGCAGGTGCTGCGGGAGGCTCGTGATGTACGACGCTGAGGTGTTGGAGGCGTCTGCGGAGTACAGCAGGGTGCATCTCGATGACATGTTGAGCGGGAACAGGCATGCGCCTGTGGTGAAGGCTCGGCGTGTTGCGGCGGTGTCGCTACGGATTCTGGGGTACAGCTACCCGGAGATCGGGTCGATGCTGGGCCGGGACCATACAACGGTCATGAATCTGGTGAATCGTGCCGGTGACGACATGTGGGAGGCAGCGGCAGAGATTGTGGAGCGTGCTCGGGAGCGGACGTTTGTGTTGCGGTATCAGCCGCAGACGACGTTTGCTGATGCGTTGCAGTGGCAAGTCATCAATCCTCGGACGGGGACGACGATTTCGTTGCCGCCTGGGTTGTGTGAGGATTTGTCGGCTGCGTTGATTGCTGGGGGTATGGAGGAGTGACGGAGTGGATGGTCGACGCTGCGTGCCGAGGCTACGACACGAACTTTTTCTTTCCGGTGAAGGGTGCTGCGTCTGGTAAGGCGTTGCGTGACATCGAGGATGCGAAGGCTGTTTGTGCTGCTTGTCCGGTGTTGGAGGAGTGTCGTGAGTACATTCTGGGCGATCATCCGAGGTACGAGGACGACTACGGGATTTATGCGGGTTTGACGCCTGAGGACAGGCATCGTGCCCGGTTTGAGGCTCGGAATGAGCGGCAGCGTGAGCGTCGTCGGCAAAGAAATCTTGACAAACCCACCTAATCCGTGACACAACGTGTTACAGTCTGTGCTTGGAGGTACATACCAATGTTTATTCACACCAGCCGCCACGGGGATCTGTTCTTCGTGACGATCACCAGCGAAACCGAAGACGGACGACAGGCCAGCACCTCGACGTTCCGTCTGTCCCGTGAGGACGCCGAATACTTGAGCAAGCAGCTTGCTCACGACGTGACCGATTGGCATGTCGAGCATGACGGTGAGGAGCACAACGACCCGCACGAGCGGGCTGCGTTGATGGACGAGTACAACGCTGAGCAGCTTGAGAACCACGACTTGCTGTTCGCCAACGAGCCGTTCTGATGCTCGTTGCTGCGGCTGTGGGCGGTGCCGTTGTTGGGTTCGGCATCGCCCGCAGCATGTGGTATGAACAATGGCTGCGTGACCGCCGTGACCGTGCGGCGATCGCTCAGCGTCAACGAATCAACGATCACTTCAACCAAACAAGGAGGGTCCAGAATGCTGGACGTACAGAAAGAGTGGATGGACAACCAGATCCGTCTGCGTGACGAAGCAGGGCCGAAGCCCACAGCTTTCAACACACCGTTCAGGGTGTCCGATGCGGGTGCGTGCATCCGCAAGCGCACATTCAGCGCTCACAACGCAATGGAGTCCGAGGAGTTCTCGCCTCAGACCTACATGGCGTTTGAGATCGGCAACGCCATCCACAAGTCCGTTCAGGACGCGTTGGATTGCGACGGCAACGGCTGGTATTTCGAGGCTGAGGTGCCGATTGACCTGACCGAAGTGTCCAAGAAGGTCGGGCACGGCATCGAGGAGTTTGGCCTGTCCGGTCACTGCGATGGGATCATCACGCAGAACGGCTCCGGCATCCAGACGATTGTCGAGATCAAGACGGTCAGCGGGTACGCAGCCAAGCTGGCGTGGCCGTACCCTGGCAAAGACGAGGGGCCGAAGCGTGAGCATGTCGCACAGGCGACCCTGTATGCGCTCGGCATCGAAGCCGACTCGATTCTGATTGTGTACGTTGCGAAGGAAAGCGACTACCGGGCAGGCATCAAGGCTGGCGACATGGTGGAATGGCATTTCGGCCTGCACGAAACCAACGACTACTGGAACGGGCAGACGCCGTACGACATTGCAATGGACGAGTTGCGTCACTTCCAGTACGCAGCCCGCTACTACGCCAAGGACCAGATCGCTCCGGCGTTCGTGCCGAACGATCACGGCGAACTTGTGCTAGTGCATGACCGGCCCGAGTACCAGCAGAAGGGCGCAAAGCCTTGGAACTGCGCCTACTGCCAGTACAACACCGTGTGCCGCAGCCTGTCCGAAGATGAAGTCCCGGTCGAGATGATCGAACGGAGCAAGCGCTAATGGATCCACGACGCACCATTGACATCACTGCGACGATGGCGAACGTGTTCGGATGCGGCAACAGCGATGACACCATCGACCGGTTGTGCGAGATTTCTGATCTGGCTGCGAACGTGCGGATCGCTCTCGTCAACTCCGACATCAAGACCGCAGTGCAGGACTTGTTCGTGAACGAGGACATCTTCATGAACCAGTTCGCAGTGTGGGAAAAAGAGTGGTGAAAGAAACAACCCTGAGGAAAGGAAACCTATGACCACGCAACTACAAGCCCTCGCGAAGAGGATCCCGAAGTCGTACATCAAGCAGAAGCCAGGTGGCTTCGCCGCTGACTATGTGTCGCATGCCGACATTCAGCAGATGCTGATCGCCAAGCTCGGTGTGCCGCCCTCGCAGGAGATCACCCAGATCATCAGGTCGGCAGACGGACAGGCTCAGGGTGTGGTGCTTCGGATGGTGTTCAACATCGACGGGCAACACACCGTGGTCATTGATGAAGTTGGGGAGTGCGAACGGCCCGGTCAGAACGAGGGCCTGAACGTGAAGAACGCCGTATCGGATGCGGTGAAGCGGTGCGCTATGCGTATCGGGCTGGGCCTCGAACTGTGGTGCCAGGAAACCTATGTGCTGGACAAGGCACTCGCAACGAAGGAAGAAGACAGCAATGCTGAATGATGGACAGATCCAGAGCATCGAGGGCAACCTCGGACGCGACTGGGAATCGAAGACGGTGACCGTGCAGGGTGTCGAGAAGACGCTGTGGGAGTCGGCTGTTGCTTTGTCGAACGGCAAGGATGAGCCTGCGACGTGGGTCAGCTTGACTGTGTGGCCGAACCGCAACGACAACTCTGATGCTGAGGGTCGTGCGATTGCTGAGGCGACCGGTAAGGGGTCGAAGGTGATGGTGCGTGGCAAGGTCAAGGCCGGTTCGTATGTGAACAAGCAGGGCCAGACGGTGCAGACGTGGGAGATGGGGGTGTACCGGTTGGGTCAGCAGATCCTGCCGCCTCGTGACAACTCTGCGGCTGTTGCTGCTGCGTTCCCAGGTGCGACGGTGCAGCAATACGACAACGCTTCGATGGAGCCGTTCTGATGCAAACACCGAACACTGCCGAGAAGCGGCCTGATGGCATTCCTAAGATGGTGTCGCCTAAAGAACTGTCTGAACTGATCGGCATTAACGTGCACACGCTCGCCAACTGGCGCTCCAAAGGACAGGGTCCACGCAGCTTCCGCCTTTGTGGCTCCGTCAAGTATGTCCTGCAAGACGTGGCAGCTTGGATCGAGGAGGAACGGCGGGCTGAGGCATGAGCAATGACACTGCGGTCACGCTACGTCTACCCAAAGACGTGCTCGACCGCCTGACCAAGCTCGCAGCGGACGACGGGGTGTCTCGTTCGTTGTTGATACGCCGGTTCCTGTTGACCGGCATCTACCAAAGGGAGGAACTGCCAAGTGGCAGTTAGTCACCCATTCGCCATCGTCCCACTCGGGATGCTTGGCACCGTCTCGGCCAGCGCAGTGTGTGTCTACGCTGTGCTGGCCGAGGCTGCGAACCAGCACCAGACTTCGTGGCCTAGCAAAGCGACCATCGGTGACCGTACCGGGCTGTCTGCTCGGACGGTACAGCGATGCATCGCGGAGTTGCGTGACGAAGGGTGGATTCGTGTCTCGGAACGCAGTCGAGACAACGGTTCGCAGACTTCCAACACGTATTTGGTGATGCGTGTTAGGGGAGACACTGGTGTCCTACCCCCCCAGGACATCGGTGTCTCCCCCCCGGAGACAAATTTGTCTCCCCCTGAACCAGACCCAGTAGAACCAGACCCATGTGGTTCTGAACCTTTATTTCCTATCGTCCATCCGCAAGCGGATGAACAACCGAACGAACAACAGGACTTCGACATCTGGTGGGCCGAGTACCCACGCAAGGTGCGGAAGCCTGAAGCCAGGAGGGCTTATGCCAAAGCAGCGAAGAAGGTCGGTCATGACCGCCTGCTGGACGCTATGCGAACGTACCGGGACTTTGACAGCCGTGTGGAAGCAGGGTTCATTCTCCATGCTTCGACGTGGCTCAACAACGAGTGCTGGGATGATGAGATCGTGGAATCCCGTCAGAACGACGAGGAGCGCCAATGGGAGCTTCTGAGACGACAGATGGACTCAGGTACCGGCGATGGGTCTTGAACGCAACAGCGGCGCTCCTGACGCTTCTGACAGCATGCGCTGCGGACGACCCGTTACCGTCCACGACCTCAACCTCGCAGAACTACGAGCCTACGCTCGCCAAACCGACGGCCCCGACATCCACGACCGTGCCGCCCTCATCGACTACATTGTCGGAGACGGGCGTGAACGTCGGGTTCGCTGCTGAGGCTACTGCATCAGCGGGTCACGAGGGTTCGATCCCCTCCACGTCCACAACAGTAACCGTCCCGGCAACAACGATCCCGCCTGCACCCACAACGCAGGCACCCACCGTGTTCTGGGACAACGTGGAGCGTTGGCGACCAGCCGTTACAGAAGCAGTCTTTGCATTCGGCGGCGGCGATGCTGACGTTCATCGGTTTCTCCGAATCATGCAATGCGAATCGGCAGGGCTACCGGACGCCAAGAACCCCAACAGTAGCGCATCAGGACTCATGCAACATTTGACTCGATACTGGCCTGACAGGGCCGACCGTGCAGGCAGGCCAGGGGCCGACGTGTTCGACCCCGCAGCAAACATCTGGGTCAGCGCATGGCTGGCACTCGCCGCCCCCGAAGGCGGATGGCAACACTGGGTGTGCACTTAACGCGTCACGAACGCGTCAAATGACGCGCGTGACCTGGGGAAACACCACTTTTGGAGGTAGAGAGACAATGGAGGAACGATGAAACGACACGAAGCAGCCGACCTCGTAGCCCACGCAAAAACCTTGTGGGGCACAGCGATGAAGATCACCGCCCAGACCGCAGACGAATGGGCACAACACGCAGGCGACCTACACCCCACCCTCGTACGCCAAGCGCTCGATGCCTACGCCGGTGAAGGACGCGAGTTCCCGCCGCCGCTCGGCACACTCATGGCACGGGCACGAGGACTACGACCCAAACGATCCTGGGACAACGACAGCAACGAAATGCAATGCCACGAATGCTCCGGCCCCACACTCATCGACCGCAACGGCAACCGACAACCACACTTCGCGCACTGCCCCACCTACGGCACCGGCCCGCTCAAACTAACGAAGCCAGCCGCTGACCCTGAGTGGTATGTTGTGTAAATGGACTTCGACGGTGACGAAGATTTCGCAGGACTACTCGTGGTCGGATGGGACAAGTTCGACAACGTGCCCATCGCAGCAACAACCGTCGAACCCTGGCTCGACCTAACGATCAACCAAGAACGGGCTGTGTGGCAGCTAATCGCAGAGATCGCGCTTGAGAACTGCGCCCGGTTCGCTGTGCCGGACACCGTTGACGACATGTTCCCAGAATAAGAAAACCCCCCTGGAGCAATGCTCAACAGGGGGGTTTCATATTGCGGGTGTTTCAACAGGCCAAACCATAACCCGTCGCAGGATCTCCCTGCGCACCATGCCCGCAACTATTTCTTCTTGGCTTCCTTACGGATCTTACCAAGCAGAGCAGCCATGTGAGGCGACTCGTACACGCCGGTCATGCGGCCCTTGGCGATCACCTCTCGCCAATGATTGGGCGAGTCGATGACGGCGGTGCCTTCGCCTGGGATACCGACTCGGTATTCGTCGGTGTTGCTGTCGTAGGTCAGAAACATGCCGGAGCTTTCTGGTAAGGGGCCGTCAACCCAGCCCGAACTTGTAAGAGCCTGAAGATGCCACCACTCACTGCTGACAGTCTGCTTCAAACCCCACTTAGCAAGGTACGGCTTGACCGCACGGTCAGCCATCGCCCGAGTCACACCGACCGGACGCTTCAAGTCTACAGCGTGACCGTACCCGTCTGCCTGCTCCATATGCCACGACCCACGAGGCTTCCACGCATACGGAAAGCTCTTGCCGGTACGCAGAACACGGTCGGGCGACGCTGCGAGATTGCCTCCTCGGAGGTATCGGTCCCGTAGCGCCTTCTGCTTCGCGTACGTCCGCACGGCAGGGTACGTCCCGTAACGCTTCAACGCAGGCTCCGACAGCAGGCCCCTGATACGGAACTCCAGAATCGGATGAACCCCACGCAAATTGGCGTCAAGCGACATCAGTCGTCCATGTCAGCTTCGGTTGCCACGTCAAGGTTGACCATCGACGGGTTAGCGCCGCCGATTGGCCCCTTTACAGCGGCATAGGATTTTACGACTGACAGCGCAGCAGCAGCCAAAGAGGCCATTACCGAGTCTGCCAGACCAACGCTAAGCAGGCCAGCACCAGAAGTACCGACGAGAGCAACAAGGCTTTGACAAAAAGTAGAGACAGCACGTTCGGCTGAGTCCTTGAGTAGCACGGTAGAGAACATGGTATCTACCTTAGCTCAGTCGTCGCTCAAGATCACGCCCACAAGGTGAGCAAACAAGCTCGCCCCAGCAATCCACAGACCCCACTCAAGGGTGCGGCCCGACATCGTAATCAGCACCAGCCCGACGCCGCCGACCGTCCAGGCCAGCGCAGACGACTCCAACAGCACCGCCTTCACAAATCGTTTAATCATTCCTACTCCTAGAGCCTTGGGATGGTCCTCCAGTAGTAGGTGCCGACCCTGGCGTGACAGGCGCAGGCGGCTTCGGTCGCGCAGCACCTGCTGCTACAGCGACACCCGCAGATTGTACCGCAATGATCGCACGACGATCCTCAACGGACACACGGCTACCAGCCGGGACGTACTCCTCGGTAGCGCCAGCGAAGATGTCCACTTCTGCTTCGAACGCTTCTTTGACTTCGTCGTCAGCTTCTTGGATCGCTTCTGCGACCTGCCCGATCTGATCGTCTGACAACTCTTCGTAGTTGATGTCCTCGATGACTTCTGGGGTGATGTCGTCAGGCGGCGGCAGGAGAGTCGTCGTCGTTGTCGGGGGGATCGTTGTCGTGGGGGGCAGCGAGGTTGTCGTGGTAGGCGGCGATGTGGTCGTCGTAGGCAGCAGGGTCGTTGTCGTACTCGTAGTAGTAGACGTTGACGTTGAGGTCGTCGTCGGCGGGATCGTCGTCGTCGGCGGCAATGACGTACTGGTCGTGGTAGGCGGCACCGTCGTGGTCGTCGGGGCCACCGTGGTCGAAGTCGTCGTGGTCGTCGTTGAAGTGGTAGATGGCGGAGCCTCCGTCGTCGTAGTCACCGGGACTGTCGTCGTAGTTGTCGGCGCAACCGTAGTCGTTGTCGTCGTCGTCGGTGCTGCGGTAGTAGTCGTAGTCGTCGTTGTAGTCGTCGTCGTAGTAGGCGATGTCGTCGTAGTCGAGGTGGTCGTCGTGGTCGCTGGAGGGGAATATCCCTCGCTAGACCAGGCAACGGTTCCTGAGCCTTCTGGAACAGATGCTCCAGACTGCTCTTGGTACGTTCGGAATCTGAGTACATAATCACCAGCAGGCGGAGTCAGATGCAGCTTTGACCCGTAGCAGTTGTCTTGTTCGTTGTGGTTGCCGTCGTCGTCATCGGCCACGATATTGCCGTCGGCGTCAAACAACCTCAGCCACGGATCAATCATTGTGCTGTGATCGAACTCGGCACAAGCCACACCAGAATCAAACGTCACATGCAGCAACGTCTCGCCGTCCAGGGTCAGGGCGTGGTCGTAATAGGTCTGGTCGGGTCCTAGGGCGACGCTCGTCAAAGCCTGCGCTGCTGGCGCAAACCACGCTGTAATGTAGAAGAACACCAGCAGGGCTTTGCTGGTCCGCCGCCACGCCCGCACGGGAGGACACTACCAGATGAGCAAAGCCAAGCAGAAAGGCACCACAGGCGAGAACGAGATCCTCGCACTACTGCAAGACGCAGGGTTCCCTGACGCTCACCGCACCGAAGCATCCCGAGAATCACACGACATCTGGTGCGGCCCATTCACCGTCGAAGTCAAATTCCGCAAAACCTGGGCACTGTTCGACTGGATACCCAAACTCCGCAAAGTCGCAGGGGATGAGCCGTGGGTGCTGTTCGCGATCCACGGCGATCGCCGCACCGAGAAAGGCCGACAGGTCGGACGGGTAGCGGTGTTAGACGCCGACTTCGCAGCCGAACTGATGCAGGTTTGGTGTGCTACCGTTTCATCCCGTGGACGCAGCGACGGGAATACTAACGATACTCAGCATCCTGCTGCTGCCGTGGATGGCATGGGTCAGCAAGATCCTCATTAGCATCCAGGTCCGTCTGGCCCGTGGCGAAGAGAACTTTGATCGGGTTCGGGACACGCTAAACGACCACGAAGCCAGACTGCGAGCGTTAGAAGCGCGTTAGACATAATCAGGTCGAGCAGTCTGCTCAGCCACACGATTCTTCGACCAAGCGCCGCAAGCCATGCACTGAAACCTGCGGTACGTCATCGACTTCGTAGCACGCACACCGTTCGATATAAGCGGACCGCCGCCGCACTGCGGACACACGTCCGGCTTGTTGTTAGCCAACGCCACGTTCGGATGGTTCGGGATCCAAGGCAGCAGACGGTCGTACAACTCTTCTGTGAGCCGCACGTCTTGAATGTTGTACTTCTTCATCAACGCCCAGGCTTTGTCGTCACCCATCATGCAATCACGCCACAGATCAAAGCCGGTGTGTGGGGTCTTCTTGCCGATGCCGAGCGCTTCGGAGACGTGGGTGAGTTTGTTGGACGGAAACTTGAACTGCGACCGGACCGTCTTCAGCAGGTCAATGTCAACGTGCGGGGCGGCAGGCCCAAACCCGGCCAGCAAAAACTCACGCTGCAAATGTTTCACGTCAAACGCTTTGCCGTTGTAATGAATCAAAGCGTCGGCCTCGGACAGTAGCTCGTGTGCGGCAAGCACCATGTCGTCGTGGCCGTCATGATGATCCGAATAGAACATCACCTTCTTGGAGCCGTGCCACTTCGCAGCGAAACAAATCACCGAACCAGTCTTCTCGATCTGGTTCAGACCGACGTTCTGGTTCCACAGGCCCCAGATGTAGGCAAGGTTCGGACTCGTCTCAATGTCGATCACGAGCTTCTTCATATCCACAACCTCCCTGTCGTGTTGTGCATAACTCTACGGCACAGTCAGGATGCGGAGTGTCATGGTGCCTTCCCACCAGTCGCCATCAGCCGACAAATGCTCTGGAGACATCGACATCTGGTCAATCACCACCGACTCAGATCGCGACCCTTCCTGATACGTCACGACTTGCTTCGCTGTCATTAGCGCACGCAAAGCGTCGTACTCGCCCTGCGGATCCTGCTGCACCGCAGCACCCATCCCCCTCGAGGACGCCACACGTTTCTTCATCACGACCGGCAACACGATCTCGTCAATACGGGTCGGGGCCGGGAACGCCAACAACTGCCACGACTCCAGATTCGGGCCAGCGGTCGTAGCTGTGCCGTCGCGTTCCAACGTGAACTTGACCGTGTACTTGTCAGACAGGCTGTAGTCGACCGTCTGCGGTGCCCGGTCGGTCAACGTCAACACGCTCAGGTCAATGCCGGTGTCGGGCGTGAACGTGACTTTGATGGTGCCCTGCACCGGAGTAGCAATACCGTCGTACACGAGGTCGGCGTCGTCATAGGTTTCGCCAGCCTGCTCGTACGTTCGAGTGCCAGTCACCGCCAACGTAGGCGACGCACGCACCTCGACCTGTCGCAGCGACTTGTCGAACTGGCTGTTCCAACGCACATCGCCAACGGTCAGCGTGCCCGACGCCACCCGGTCGCCCGACGCAGCGTGGCCCTGCACACCGTTCGCAGCATCCACAAAGAACGTCTCGCCATCGACACGCGCCACCCACGTCACATTCCCAGGCGTCGAACCAGTCGACACGACATCGGTCGCCCACGCTGGCACCAGAGTGTCAGTAAACACCGACAGGTCAGCCCGGTACACCTGACCGTTAGCAGTGCCGAACCACACGAACCGGTCGTCAGTAGCCAACGAGTAAGCAGCGCCACCGTTATCAATAACGGGTCCATAGCTAACGCTTGCGTCTTGGTTCATCGCAGCGACACGCAAACCCTTGCTAGTCGCGATGACGAGCAGACCGCCGTACGACTCGATGGCGTTGATCGTTTCGCCACGAGGCAGATCAGCGACCTGCTGCGGGCTTGTGATCGCCCCGTCAGACCCGGCGGCAAGGAAGTAGAGCGAGCCGGTGTCGTTGCTGTTGGCGGCTGCGTACAGGCCGACAGGGCCGACGCACACGTCTTGCCAGACGCTGCCGTGGATCAGCGAGAACGTGGCAGATCCCAGCACCGAGCCGTTAGCGGCAAGCTCTTCGATTGTGCTGCCGTCTAGCTCGATTAGCCTGCCGCCGACGTATCGAAGTTTGTCTGGCTCGGACGACCCCAGCGAATCCGGTTGGTCGGTGCTTCCAACGTCGGTTTCTGCCATGTGGCGTGCAGAACCGTACGCAATGAACACGGTCGTGCCATCAGACGTGAAGTCTGTGATGGTTTCTGGCGTATCCAAAGCCGTAACCGGCGTCCACGTTGGCGTGTCTGTATCGAAATCTTGCGAGTAGTACAGGTCGGTGCCCGAAGCGACATACATGTAGTCCGTGCTGCCGCTCGTAAACACCTTCATAATCACGTCATCGCCCGTGTTGCCCTTGTCCTCGCAGATAGGCAGCAACGACACCTGGCCCTTCGTCCACGGGTCAATGCCCGACGACGTGTAGAACCGGCGACGATCCGAATCGTCGTTATCGAAATACTCCTGACCGGCACCGTACGACCAGTCAGTCTGCGACCGCACCCAAAACTGGGTATTCAGGCGCTGCTCGCCCGCCTCGCCCGACGTGTCCCGCTGCTCACGCAGAGTCGGCACAGTCGTGCGACTGTACCCTTCCGTCTCGATCAAATACGACCTGCCGTCAATCGTGACAGGCAGTCGCTCCGCAGCGTGCGCCATCGCTACACCCCTCGATAGATCGAAGTCTGCGTCCTACCACCCGAACGGGTCCACGTTGCCGGGTACTGGCTGTACAGGCGGGTCGTTTCTGCGTTGATCCGGTCAAGGCGCAGGGCACGCAGGTCACGCATCGATGCCGAGATCGCACCAGACACGACCTCTTCAGCCGATCGAGACGACCCTTGTTCATCGAGGAACTCGCGTCGGATCGGACGCGACGACATCAGGCGCAACGCTGCACCCAGCGCAGGCAAGTCATATGCCTCGGGGTGTAGCCCGGTTGTGGACAGGGCTGTGGTGCCGTCGGTCAGGGTGCCGAACCCGCACTTGTACAGGACCCGCACCGTTTCGCCAGGCCACGCATCCGAGTGCAGGATCAGGCCGTAGCCTGACGGGAACGCTGACGTGTTGCGGTCGCGGCGCAACGCATACTCGGTGATCGCAGGCTCCGACGCCTCCGACCCAGGGTCCGAGTAGGTGACTTGGTAGATCGACAGGATGTCGTCGGTGACGCCGGTCAGGTCGTAGCCGTCCTGGGCTGCGTTGAACGTGACCTCGACGGTCTTGATCTGGAACAGGCCGTGCTGCGGCGACGACAGGTCACGCAACTCGTGGTTGAGCGCGTCGAGGATCTGGTAGGCAGGGAACTTCGGGTTCACGGTGACAAGGTCACCGATTGAGTGTGCCGCAGCCTCCGACCCTTTGTAGCCACGTTTGACCGTCGCCAACCCGGCATCCGACACCGAGAACACATACATCAACTCTGTGCCGACCTCGATCGTTGCGCCGGGAACCACACCGGGCACGATCGTTGACGGCAACGCAAAGCTCACCGACGTATCCGACGCATCTGCGTCCAGCCCAGCGGCAAGCGTCGCCTGCTCTTCTACATAGTCAGTGAGAAGCAGGTCACGCGTCTCGTCAATCCAAGTCTGAGCAGTCATTATTCACCCAACGCATCCCGCACAAGTCCCATGCCACGCTTCCGACCGGTAGCGGTCGCAAACGTCTTGCCGGAGTTTACCTCATGCTTTTCTTCCGCTTTGGCTTCCAGCCGAGCGGACCCATTGATCGACGGCGGCTGCACACCGTTCTTACGCAGACGCTTGTACGCGTCCATGTCAGCCACCTTCTCCTTCTCAGCCTGCTTCGTCGCTTCTAGGTCGATGACGTTGTTGCGTGACGGGACTGCTGACGGTGACACATACGGCATGCCGAGCATGCGGCCCATCACCGCGCCACACTCCAAACAATGCATCTCAGGGTCTTCCTTGAACCCATGCACCGTTTCTTCAACAGCGCCGCACACTTTGCAGCGGTAGTCGTACCTTGGCATCAGCGCACCTCCACGGTGTATCCAGCGCCAACCAGCGCATCCAACTCTTCTGATGTTAGATCAGTCGGTGATTCGTGCCCGCCCAGCAACGTGCGGCTAATCAACGTCGGATCGCCTGGTTGACGGGTCGTGACTGCGCCGCTGGTCAGAATAAAGATGTTGCGTCCACGGGCACCTGGCGTGCGGAACCGTGCCAGCCGACGGGCAGGGTCGTTGGTGTGGTACGGGACCACGTCGATCTGCGGCAGAATGTTCTCAATGGTTGGTACATAACGCATCGAGAGGTCTAGCGACGGGACTGTGCTGGTTGCTGCGATCTGCGGACGAGCAACCGTGACCCCCGCACCCTCGGTGATCGTTGGGTCGGGGACCGTGGAGGTTGCTGCGACAGCCGCTGGCGTGACCGTGACACCGGTGCCTTCGCTAACTGTGACTTCTGGAATGAGTCCAGAACCGGACACAGTCGCTGCGTTGACTGTGACGCCTGTGCCTTCGGTGACCGTGACTGCGGGGAGGGCTGCGGTGCTGGTAACCGTGTCGGCGTAGACGACAAGCAGGATCTCAACGGTGACCGCTGGCAGAGCCGCTGTCGCCGCGATGACAGCGGGGCTAACGGTGACGCCGGTGCCTTCGCTAACGGTGACAGCAGGGGCTGTCGAGGTCGCTGCGATGGCTGCTGGCGTGACGGTAACGCCCGTGCCTTCGGTGACGGTGACTGCTGGTGCTGTGGAGGTTCCTGCGATGACGGCAGGGGTGACGGTGACGTTGACGATGACCGTGCCGTCGTACCTGAGGAGGTCTTGACGGTAGGTGTTTGTTGACCGGTACGCGGTCATGACGGCAAGGCTGGTGGCATCCAGGTCGGGCCGGGCGTCCAGTTGGCAGGCGCGTCTCGGAGCTGTTGCCGGTAGGTGGCCCAGGCGGCGGCGTTGCCGGTCGGGTCGTCGGCTGCCTGCGTCCAGTCTGAGGCGGCGAGAAGCGCGTTACGGTGCAGGCGCATCCGTTCCAGCCACCATTCGTCGGGAACGGTTTCGGGGTCGAGGTCGTCGGCTAGGTCGATCATGATGCGGTCCTGTAGATGGAGAGCCATTCAAGCCGGTCGCCGCTGGCCCAAGTCATCGGGATGCTGCTGCTCAGCGCTTTAGCGTAGACGTAGTCGCTGCTGCCTGTTTCAGCGATCAACACTCGCAAACGCACCTCGGTGGCGTTTTGGGCACGGCCGGAGCCTCGGAAATACCGGCTGGCTGACGTGTCGAGGATTTGCACAAACGTGCTGTTGGACAGCTCGAACGTGTTGACGGCATTGACTGGCAGATCGACTCGGACTTCGCCGGTGATTGCTGAGGTGCTGCCGAGCACAAAGCTGCCTTGAACGATCACAAACTCATTTACGCGCTGATAGGTGCCGGAAACGGTGCCGTTGCCGACGGTGACGCCAGCAGCGAACGAGGGCGTCCAGTCTGTCTCAACTTCGCCTACTGCGTTGCCGTTGATCGTCAAGCCAGTAAGCGACGGAGCAGTCGTCCAACTAGACGTGCCTGCACCCGTTCCAGCCAACACCGAATCAGCAACAGCAGTCGAAGACCCAGTACCAACCTTCGTTTCCAACGCAATAATCGCGCCGGAATGATTCGTATGGACAACATCATGCTCGAACCCAGCATCGTCCATCTCCGTCGTAGACAACGGCGACGGCTGCTCCGTGCCGGTATCCAACGATCCTGGGTAGTTCGTAGCCATCAGTCTTCCTCAGCAGCCTCCTGCGGCTGCGACAACTTCGCAATCTGCACCGCCTGAACGGCGATCTCAAAGTGCAGGGGGAACCGTTCACGGATCACCTGCACAACCTCCTCAGCAGTAACTTTCATCAACTACCGACCCGATAGAACCCGGTAATCAGGATCTTGTCGCCATCGCCCCAAGTAAACGGGGCCGACGAACCAATCGGCTGACCAAAGATCGTGCTGCCATCCACGATGTTGTAACGAATCTGCACCGTGTTCGAATCAACCGGAGTAGTCATGCCCTGGTAGTACTTGTTGGTGTCGGAATCAAACAACTGGACCTGCAACATGCCGTTAGCGGCCTGATGAGTGTCAGAGCCAGCTACCGGTAGATCAACACGAAGGTCACCAATGCCAGTCGAAGCGCTCAACTCGGCCTCGATCGACACATACACCATGTCCTTGATGTACGCGTAGTAAGCGCCAACGCTTTCAAACGTGCCGCTCAGGTTCGTCCAGTTGACCGGGAACGTCTCGATCTCGCCAAGATCCTGACCGCCCAACGTGATGCCAGTAAACGTAGGAGCATCAATCAACTGATCGTTGCCGACAGCGCCGTCAGCAATCTTCGCAGCAGTCACCGCATCATCAGCAAGATGCGCCGTGTCAATCGAGCCATCAACGTAATGCTCAGAATCGATCGAATCATCAGCAATCTTCGTGCCGTCAACAATGTCCGCAGCCAAATGCACACGGTCAATCGACCCGTCCACATAATGCTCAGAATCCACCGCATCATCAGCCAGCTTCGTGCCGTCAATGATGTCCGCAGCGAGATGCACACGGTCGATCGAGCCGTCGGTGTAATGCTCCGAATCGATCGCGTCGTCAGCAATCTTTGCGCCGGTCACCGCATCAGCCGAAATCATGGCCGTATCAACCGTCGCCCAACCCGACGTGCCCGAAGCAGTACCCGTCAACACAGTGTTCGCAGCAGGCGTTGAAGACCCCGTACCAACCTTCGCCTCGATCGCTTGGACAGCGTCACCGACGTTCTCATGCAGATCCGAATGCGACGGATGACCCTCCGTCGAATCACTCAGCGCCGTACCAGCAGCAGGCAGCGAGTCGCCGCCAACCGTCGTAGCGTCATCAGCAGAAGTAGGGAAGTTAGTAGCCACGAATCAACCTCACGGGGTCAGATCAAGAGTGAAAATGCCAGACGCGTTGAACGACAACACAAAGTCGCCAGCAGACGACGACTTGTCCGCACCAAAATCGATATACGCAATCAACGGGTCGTTCACCAGCGAATCGTCGTACACCACAGCGCCACGAGCCGTAATCGTAGAAGACGCCCACGTCACGTCATCAGCATCAAACGTGATCGTGCCGCCCGACTGCGTCAACGTCACCGAAGTCAGCGACTCGCCGCCAGCGCTGTAACCAGTACCAACCACCTCGTTGGTGACATCCGCTTTGAAGTCGTGCGTCCCGAAATCAGGGGTGTAAGACGACGTAACCAGCATGACCTTAAACCGGTCAGCGGTCGTGTCGTCCAGGTCGAGGGCAAGATCGTTCTTCAGAGCGTTGAGGAACGTGATGCCGTACATTCCGCTAGCCATTACTTCTTCTTCCGCTTCTTAGGCATCGGCTTCGCAGCCTTCTTACCGATTTTGCTGTACGGCTTACCCTTAGGCATAACAACTCCAGACAACGAGAAAGAGGGGTCGGGCCACGCACCCGACCCCCCTTCACACTACACCATCAACGCTTATCAGTTAGCGCCGATGCTGGACGAGGTTTCGATCCGCTGGAGCGAAGCCTCACGGAAACGGCTGTAACCGACGAGGTGGTACCAGCCGACCGTCTGGAAACGACGGAGGCTGTCGGTCACCGGACCGAACACGACGGACGGGTTCTCACCGAAACCAGCGCCACGGCTGTGAGCCTTGGCGAGCGCCTGCTTACCGCAGATGACGGTGTTGTAGGCGTCCACGGTGGAAGCGCCGCCGTCAGCGGTGAAGTCGATACGCGGAGTCTCGATGAAGTCCACGCCGCCGAAGGTGCCGATGCTGCCCATGCGGACACCGGAGCCGTCCTGACGGATCTGGTACTGGATCACGTCGGTGACAGCGGTGTCTTCACGAAGGTCGTACGACACGTCCGGGTGGATGAAGCCGACGTACACGCCGCCTTCCATCGTCGGAGCCGAATCGCCACGAAGCGCAGCGACAGCCTGACGGATGAGCGACGCCGTAATGGTGTCGGCAGCAGCCAGGGTCGCAGTCGAGGTGGCATCGCCGCCGTAGGAGACGTTGCTGCCGCCAACAAGGACACTCTGAACGATCTTGTCGATCGAGTTCGCCATGTTGTAACCGATGATGTTCGCAGCATCAGCATCCACGTTGAGGAACGAGGTGCCACGAAGCTTCGCCGTGGTGGTGACAGCGTTGCCGTACTCGGCAAGGGTCACGGTAACGGTCGAGTCGCCAAGGGCAACAGCGGTCACATCCGAAGTCTCGGTCAGAGCCGAAGTGGCCTGAGCAAGATCGTTGTAGATGTTGAACTGGACAGCAGAGCCAGGGTGCGACTGGTTGGTCGACTTAACGTCGGCAACCATCTCGAACATCGGCTGGCTACGCAGCGCGAAGTAGGCAAGCTGTTCAAATGCAGTGGTATCCGAAGACACCGAAGAAGCCTGGGTGTAGGCCATGAGTGGGGTCCTTTCCCCTCAGGCCCACCTCAGCTACATCAGACTGCTGCGTTCCAAGTGTGGCCGTGCGCTTCCATCAACTCTCGCAGTTCGTCAGGGTTCTTCGTCTGACGAATCAACGTATCGAGTTCAGGATTGGTAACAGGGCCAGCATCGTCAGCCGCCATCGCGATCCGCTGCTCAGCCCCATAATCAATCTGGGGTTGCTGCGCCTGCACCGGCTGTCCGGTAAGGCCCAGTTCGGCAGCTTCTGCACGAATAGCGTCCACAGTCATCTCGCCGTCGTAGCCCCGCATGAAGTACTGGCCCTGCTTTGAGCTTGGGTCAACACCTGCATCTCGGAACGACAACTCGCGTTGCAACTGCGCCAACTGTGCGACAGCTTCGTCCCCGGCCTTAGCCCGGTCCTCTAGCTCACGTCGCCAGTTTGGCTTCGATTCTTGGCTAACAGAGTCTTCAGCCTCGGTGGGCATTTCATCTGTCATATGTCACTCACCTTCGATACGCGTCTACAACGGTGGAATGCAGACGGAGGATGGATGGAACAGCTCACCCCGTATGGGGGCCGATCCATCCATGATGTTAGGTGCGCTTTACAGAACCCGTCAAGTGGCACGACCAAGACCGGCAGCGCCGCCGCCAGTCACCAGCGTGCCCATCTGACGGCGGCCACGCTGTTGCCGTTCCTGACGCAAACGAGCCACCTCGGCAGTCGCTTCAGAATCCAGCCCGAACTCGGCTGCGGCCAACTCAGAAGTCGTCACCGCCTGCTCCTCACCGAGAAGCTGCTGCGTCAAACCACGCTGCCCCTGGAGCCGCTCAGTGATCTCACGACGCTGCACACCAAGATCAGCAAGCCGCTCAGCAGTCTGCCGCTCAAAACCGCCGCCCAGCGTTCCCATCGCCGCAGACGACAACCCGGCAGCTTCCATCTGCAACCGCTGCTCGATCACGTTCACGCCACGCTCAGGGTCCAAGAAGTACGCAATAAGCTCGCCCTCGTTCTGAACACCGATCCCGTACAGATCCCGCAACTGGGTCTTCAGGTTCGGGTCAACCGACTGGACCGCTGCCGCTGCCATCGACACGCGCTGCGTCATCTCGTTCGGTGACACGTCGTTACCGATGAACGCCGCTAGGTCGTCGGGCGAGTCGTAGAACCCTTCAGGGATCCCAGCAGCCATCAGGGTCTGCTTGTAGCTGCGCTCAAGGCTGATGTACTCGGCAGGCGAGATCGCAGGCAATCCTGCTTCTCGCCGTAGTTCCATGCCTGAGAACCGTTCACGGAACCGTTCCGATTCCCGCAGACGCAGCACGACCGCTTCGGTAGACGACCCCTCAATCAGCATGTTGTACGCCTCGCTAGTCAGGTCTTCCAACCCGTACTGGCGCAGCGTGTCTCGGATGATCTCAACGGCGTCGCGTGCGTCCTGCTCTTCCTGAGCAGAAATCGCAAGCTCGTCCTCGGTCACGTCCATCGGGGGAATGTCACTCATCAGGCCACCTCACCAAACACGCGCCCGATCGAGAACGCCAACGCCCTCGCAGAATCCGTACCCTGCGACGACTGCTGCCACTCATCCAACCCACGCACATACTTACGCACCTCGCCCAACGTCATCGGACGAGCCTCACCAGTCCCCGTATCAGGAATGAACTGGATCACATCACCGAACTCTTCGTACAGGTCGACGTTGGGACGGTCCAGCATCCGTTCGATCTCGTACTTGTACGGAGCGAAATACTGCTCAGGCGTGATCCCGGCGTTCAACGAGTTCTGCAACTGCGGGAACTTGTTCGCAGCCATCTCACGGAAGTACTGCTCCACACCCTCAGCCGTCTTTGTACCGACATAAATGTCCTGAGCAAACTCGGCTGCGTCAGCCTCGTTGATCGGCGTGAAGTACCGCTTCGACATCGTTACAATCTCATCACGCGCCGCAGCAAAGCTTGACGCAGTCACCTCGGCAGCGTTGAACGATTCCTCGGCGGTCAACAGGCCACGGATGTACTCGGCGTCGCCTTCCTCGCCCATGCGGGTGATCTGCTCAGCCAGGTCACGGGCACGGGTCGGGTCCAACTGGAATCCAAGGAACTGTGCCTCGTCCCGCAACGTGTCCAGAACCGGCTCTAGGTACTCCAGTTTCTGCGGTTCCGACATGTCCGCGGTGAGCACGTCGTACTCGCGCATGCGGGCGTCGGTCTTCTTCCACCACTCGGTGTTCTCCAGCAGCCCGAGCACACGGGTCGGTGCCGTGATCCCCTGGTCAACAATGACATCAAGGATGTTCTTGACGGACGCCGCGTTGGGGTCGTCGGCTGCGACTACCTGGCCGTCTGCGGTGAGGCCGACTTGCAGGTCGCTGCGATGCTTCTGGAGAAAGAACGAAAACCCGCCGAACTGCTGTGCGAGCAGTAGTTCGACTTCTGCCTGGTTCGCGTCACGGATCTGTGCTGCTGTCGGCCCTGTCCGTACTAGCGTAGGTTCGTCGTCGTCTCCAGAGCCGGTTGTAACGCCACTAGGCGTAGGCCCAAGACGCCGCGCCTGCTCCACCTCAGGCGAAACAGTCTCCGCAGCTACCGCTGCACCAGACACACCGGCAGCAGGCAGCGAATTAATGTACGCTAACTCCTCTTCATAGGTCATCCGCCGAGGAGGCTCGTCAACAGTAGGAGCCGCCGCAGCAGGAGCCGCAGCCGGTCCCGCAGACGGAGTAGCCCCAAGGTTACGAGCAATCGAACGCGCTTGTTCTAAAGCATCAGGCCCGCTAACGCGATCAATCGCATCTGCACGGGCCTCAGCCGCTGCCGCTTGCCCAGACCAGTTGTAAATGAACTCTCGTCGCCGATCTTCAAGTTCCTCAGCCCGACGCGCTTCTTCCAGCCTTTCATCAAGCACAGAGCGTGTCCTAAAGATCGCGTCCGAACGCATCTGCCGAGCAGCAAGGTCTTCTTCTAGACGTGTCCGTCGCTCTACTTCTGCGTCATACTCACGCTGCTCACGAAGAATCCGATTTCGCGCGTTAGCGGATTTGATGTCTGGAGTTAGCTCGGGGCGTGGCCCCATCGTGTCGAGACGGTCTGACGGCTGCAACTGGAACACCGGACGCCTTGCAGTTTCCGGCTCAAGCGCAGCAGCAACTCCTCTTTCACGAAACCGAGTTCCTGTTTCAGTTTCAAAACTACGAACCCGGTCATCAGCAATTTCATCTTCAGGGGAACGCTCAAGAGCCGAAATAGCATCCCACTTGCTGAGTACAGCATCCCACTGGCTGAATACCTTGGCAGTTGATTCAGACCCTACACCAGACTCAATAGCAGCACGATTGCGCTCATCTGCCGTAACGGGCGGCTGGCCCTTGACCAAGTCTTCAATGCTCAGGTAGTTGTACTGGTCGTCAAATTGGGCAAAGCCTTGAACCTGCAATTCTGGGTCGTCAGAACTAAGCAGATTTTTTATCTCGCTCAACTGAGCAAGTAAGTCTTCTGGTGCGTAGATGCCGCTGTGGGCCTCAAGCACGTCCTGGCCGGGATCCACTGCTTCAATGCCAGCATCCAAGTCATCTGTGCGCGGTTTGTGTTGGTAGTGCACCACACGCACATCGCTCGTATCTAAGTTTGAAACTTCATAAAACTCCTCAACAGTTTCAATAGCCTGTCGCAAAGAACCCGGCGTGCGAAGTGCACCTATTTCTGCTGCCTTTTCTGCAACACCTCTAAAATCAAGGTTGCCTTGGAAAAGATTGTCATCAACGAAAAGGTTGACTTCCTGCGGCCCTGCAAGGAAATCCGCAACAACCAGTCTTTGCCCTGTTACGTTGTTATTAGCCGCAACAATTTCCTGAATATCTTGAACAAGAGTTGTCGCATTTAGCGCTCTAGGATCTTCAGTGTCGCCGTACTTGCCCGCTAGATGGTCCTTGTACTGATTGACAAAGTCGATGTCTGATTGTCGACGCCCAACAATGCGATTGATTGAGTCAATTTGACGATTAACAAGGCCTAGCGCAAAAGCCAAATAGTTTTCATATCTCTGCCAAGTCGAAGTGTCTTGATTCGCGCTTACATCGCTCATTATCGCCCTCGCATCCCCAACGCCTGCATCAACACACCAGCAGCACCAGCGTAATCCATTGCCTTAGCCTCCTCAGGAGCCTGCTCACGAGCAAACGCCTCAGCACGAGCACCCACATTGATCCCAGTCGCACCCGACGCCTGCAACCCATGAATCATCTTCACAAACGCCTGCGACTCCTCAGGGGTCGCCATACGGCCCGTCACCGACGACGTAGCCTTCTTCGCAGCGTCAACCAACGCAACCGGATCAATGTAGTTGATGACACGCCCGCCGCCCGACTGCGCCTCAGCCTTCTTCTCCGCAAACAACGCCGTCAACTCCTCCGGCGTACGGTCAGAGTTACGCAGCAACACATCAAGGAAGTCCGTGTCTAGCCCGTACTCCGCAGACGTAGCCGCCAAAGACACAGCGTTGTTGACCGCTTTCACGAAGAACTGCTGGTCAATCTGGTTGTTGTCATCAAACATGTAGTTGATGTCGTCATAGACACCGACCGCCAACATGTCAATAGCCAACAACGTCTGGTCTTGAGGGGTCAGCCCAGACAGCACGTCAGCTACATCAGAAACCGTGATCGGTTCTGGCTCTTCGCCGTACTGCAACTGGAAACCGCCACGGCCTTCCATGCCAGTAGCCGTGATCGTCCGCACAGGGTCGCCGTAGCCCAGCACGGTTGCCGTAACGCCGCCAGCCATGCCCGCAGCAATCTGGCTTACTGCCGCATCACGCTGAGCGTAAGAAGTGCCATTAGACATCAGAACAACCCTTCAAAAGCATCGTCAGGAACGAACGTCGCACGATCAAGACTATCGCGCTCAAAGTAACGGTCGTAGATCGCAGAGAACTCAGGCAAATAGCTCATCTGTTCCTTTGACTGTTCCCAATACAGCAACAAGTCCTCGTTAGAACCAGCGTCCAGATTGTCCGAACCGCCCTGCTGTTCACGTTCTTGCAAACGACGCTGCACATACATACGCAACTCGAAATAGTCAATTACATGCTGCGTAGACGGACGCAACAACAACTGCTCGTCCTGCAACCCGGCCACGAACCCGTCAACGATCGCAGCCATCCGACGAGTAGACCTCCCGTAATCGTCGTACTGTGCAGCCCACGCAGGATGCTCCTCACGCAACGCATCGATCTCCTGCTGCAAGTACGTCGCCAACGGACGCATATGCGATGCGTTCATCGACCCCGACATGCCCAAAGCAATCGACTCTTCCTGCTTGCTGCGCTTGTAATCCTGAAGCTCCGTGTACTTCTTCCAACCCAACTCGGCCTGCGTATCACCAATCGCCTCAAGCGGCGTCTTACGTTCACGACGAGTCTGCTCGCTGCCAGGAGCCAACTCCATGTTCATCTGACGCCGATACACAGCCTGCGAGAACGCAAACTCCTCATCAGCGCCACCCAAACTGGCAGTCACCCACGCACCGATCTCAGGATGCGCCTGCACCAGATCCTGATGCTTCATGTACAACTCTTCAGACTCAATCGACGCAGCCACACCATCGTTCAGCCTTGTCATGCGGGCCGTCAACGCAAAGAAGTCTTCGCCGTACCGGTCAAGGAACATCGAGTTGCCCTCAAGCGTCCCGTGCTCCCGTTGAAGCCTGCGGGCTTCCTGCACCAACGGCTCGTACGGCGACAACAACGTCGTAGAAGTCGGAGAGAAGAAACCGGCAGCGACACGGAACAGCGAGAAATCGCGTGCCCGGTCGTTCGCCAACTCAATCGCAGCGTTGACTTCCATGTCGTTGCTCCAGTCCAGCGGGTCGCCTGCCTCAGCACGCTGCGTCACGATGTCTTGGAACATGCGCTGCACGAGACGCTCACGGGTCTGCGAGTCACGGAAGTAGTCGTCCACGGACTTTGCCCACGTCGGAGCGTTGCCCTTGATCGCACGCTCGAAGAACCCGCCTTCCGGGTGCCCGAACGGGAACATAAACCCGAAGCTTTCTTCCAACCCAGGACGGGCCAGGATCGCTTCTCGCACCGGGATCGTAATCAACGGACCGAACCCAGGAGCAGGACTTTGCATAATCGTGTTCAGCCCCTCCTTCGAGAAACGAACCGTTGCGTCCTGATCCCGCAACATCTCAGGAATCAGCAAGTTTCGCATCGTGGGCGACATCGCATCAAAGATCGTCGTCTCGTTACCGTCCGAATCGTAAGCCGGACCGAACGGTCGGAACATCAGATACGTCGCACCCTCGGACCCGTCAGGGTTCTCAACCGTGACCTCGCTGATACCCAACGCCTCAGCGTCCCACGGCTTGCGGTACAGGCGCAAAGCGTTACCAACGAACGTCGGGTTCTCAACAGCGAACCCTGCCCAGCGCCCGATCACCTCTTGCCAAGCATTGAAGAACGGCATCGAGTTGCCGACCATCTCGCTGATACGAGTGTTCTCCGCAAGGTCGTACATGACCTCACGCACTTCCTTCAACGCCGCCGCCCGAGCCTGCTGCTCAATGTCGTCAATGTTCTTCTGCGAGATCCGCACCCTGCCGTCAGGGTCTGCCAGCACAGCCACACGACGACGCAGTTCCCGCTCGTATCGAGTACGGAAGAACGGGTTACGGGCCAGTTCGTCAGTCGGCAACGTGCCGAACATCTTGAACAGGTTCTCGGTGTACCCGAACAGGCTTTCGCCGATGCCTCGACGGGCAGCGCCTTGGTGCGAGACAGGTTCAGGAGCGACCGCTTTAGCAAATCCAGGGCTGGACTCGCGCATCGCTTCGATCTTGCTATGCAGGGTTTGGCCGTCGCCTAGCGACACGTCGCTGTTGAGTTTGCGAGTGACTTCTTTCCACGACGGCTTCTGACCCATGCGTGCCTTGTCGCGCAGTTCAGGGAAGTAGTTAGCAGGCAGCACGTCGTCGTACTCGGCAATAATGTTCTCTGCCGTCCACATCAACTCGTCGTCGGCAAAGTCATCAACACGCCGAGACGTAAGGTCCGACAACAAACCAGAGTCTCGCCGCAACAGTTCTTCAAGCGCCGCAGCACGCTCCGCCAACGACTCGTTCGACCACACGATCTCAAGGAACCGAGGATCACCGCTGGTGTAACGGTTCATCATGTTCGCCCACTCGCGACTGATGTCAACAGCGTTGATCGCAACACCGTCAGCGTCGCGCTTTACAGCGTCAAACACCGTGTAGCTGACATCTTCAAACCGGCGAAGCTGCCGCTCAGCGTCACGAATAGCACCCGAGAACAACGCAGACTGCGAACGGCTAGACGACACCTCAGCCCGAATCTGTTCCTGATACCGGGTGTCATCACCAAACGCATTACGGAACGACACGCCGCCAATGTTCAACCCGTGAACCCCAGCATCAGCCATCAACTTCTCAGCAGAATCAAACGCGTTCTTTGCCTCAAGAGCAGCCGCACCAACCGCCGCATCATCAGAATCAATCAATTTCTTGATGTGCGTAGCGTCGTCCATCATCCGGCGAGCCTCAGCCAATTCTTCCGGCCCGACAGCTTCACGCAACATGCGCTCGCCCTCGAACCGCAACGTCTCTGCGTAGTTGAGTGCGGCTTTGCGCTGCAACGCATCGTTGACCCGGCGACGCTTACCCATGAACGCAACAAACCCGTACCCTGCGCCAACAAGCGGATTGCCCATCAACGCACCAACGCCGATGCCTTTGATCGCAGCGTTCTTGCTGAGACGCAGAATGTTGCTCTTACGGTTCTTCAAGTCACGAGCAGACAACACTTTCTGTCGCCGCAACTCCGACACCGCATCCTTGATCGCGTCAGGGTTCGCCTCAGTCGCCGCCTTGAAGATGTCGTAGGCGTCATCAACACCGGCTTCCATGCCGACCCGTGCAGCCAACAACTCAGTGATCGCTTGCGCGTCAGTAGCAGCATCAATGTTGTCCAAGTTGTGCAACGCAAACGCACGCCGCAACTCAGGGAACGCACCAATAAGGTTGCCTAGCTGCGTGATGCCACCAAGCACAGCAGCCGCACGCAACTGCTCATCCAACCCGACACGCATCGGCCACTTCGGCGTCAACAACATCGAGGACCGCCACGCCTGCTGCGGAGTGTCCAACAACTGACTGCTCTTGCCGACCACGCCACGAGCAACGTCACCAATACGAACCGGCACCTGCTCAACCAGCGACCCCTGCCGCTTCTGCGCCAACTCAATCTTGCGCTGCACCACGTCATAACGAGGCTGCACCGCAGAATTCTTTACCTGCGACTTCGACATGCGATGCTGGATCACCATGTACGTTCCGTCTTCCATCAGACGTTGCGTCGTCACCACACCAGCATCATCGCTAACACCAACAGCCTTCTCAGCCTCCCGGCCCCACTGCCCGTTCTGCTTACGGTACTGACCCGTCAGCGTCCGGCCCTGCGGGTCAATCTGTCCCTCGCCTTTACCGAGCCGTTCGCCCATGCCGTTGTCAGCCAACGCTTTATCAAGCCGGTTGTTGATCCGCTCAACCGTGTCGTTGTACAGCGTCTTAACATCTTCCATGCGGCCAGCACGCTTCAACCGAGAGAAGTTCGACACAAGGTTTGCTGCTTCTTGAGCGCTCAGAATCTCTGTGCCGTTTACGTTCAACCGGTTTGCCTGCGTCAACACACGCTCAAACTGCGTCACCGAATCAGGGTCATCAAAGAAGATGTGCGTCTGCGGAGTGCGTTCAGTAACGACACGAATGCCCTTGCCAAACACGCCGCCAAGCCTGCTGCCAACAGTGTGCGGGTTATGGAACTCGCTAATCACCCACCGGTTCGGGCCAGCCTGCTCCAACACTTCACGATGGTTCTTCAGCAAAGCGTTCAAACGGGTGCCCCACGGCAACTGCTTGATCTGCGGCAAACTCGCCAACGACATCTTGTTCAAGTACATGTCGTCGCTAACAGCCAAGATCGACTCCAACCCGGCACGCACCAAGTCGTCGTTCTCAAGCGCCAAGTCAACTAACTGGTCAAAAGACGAGTCGTAATCACCCAAATATCGTCCGTTATGCCACGTCAGACGCCTTTGCTGCGAATCAAACAACGCGTCTTGGAACTGCGACATCACAGACCAGTCGGTCTGCTCAGCAAGCTTGCGGAACTCTGCTGCACCTGCAACGTCGCCGCCAATGTGAGGAAGACGCAACGCCAAGTCAATGTCAGCCCAGTTGTCGCCCTGCATGATTTCCATCAACCTGCTGGCATCAGAAGCGATCTCTTCCAACACCGACATGTCGCCAGACAACGCACGCATCGTCCGAGCACGAGCCAACGGCGTCGCACCGTTCGCATACAACTCGACCGCTTCACGAGACATTTTGGCGCCAGCCGGACCAACCAACTGCCGGAACGCCTCAGCACGCTCGCCAGGGCTTTCCAGCTTCGCCATCGTGTTCTCGATGTTCAGGTACTCGTCGCTAGACACGAACGCAATAGCACGCTGCTGCGTGTGGTTACGAAGAACAGCCTGCCGCTTGTCAATCTGATCCTGGGTCTTGGTCAGGTACTTGAAGATGCCGTCACGACGCCCAAGGATCTCCTCGGGACGCAGACCGGTTCTGCCGCCGTACACACGCGTGATCTCACGAGGCGCGCCAATAGCGCCACGCCTACCAACTTGAGCACCCTCCAGCAACTCATCGGTCTTGAGCAGCTTGCCAGCACCTTTTGATCGAGACGACGACCCCAACACGGCACCGCCACGGGCACCCTTGATCGCCGTGCCGCCAACAATCGTGACCGGATCAATGAACTCCTGCACAAAGTCAGCAGTGCCCGAGATCAGGTTGAACAGCGGGTCGTCTTGGATTGCGTTGTACTCGTCCTCATCAAACGGGTCGATCCGGTACAGGTTCGCTGCGAACGCCTGACCGAACGTGCGGGCGTCGTTGATTTCCCACGCCTTCGCATACGTCTCAAGATCAAACAGCGAGCTAACGCCGTTTTGATGCGTAGCGTTGACGACCGTGAACAACGTGCCCAACGGGCGGTCAACAATCTCCTGCACCGTCCAATCCCACGCCCCAAACACAGGATCAATGATCGTGCGGGCCGGGTCACGGATCTCTTCCGGCAACGCACCGATCAGCGTGCCACCGATACCCTCGGCACCAAACAAACCTTGGATCGTCTGGCCGAGCAGGTCTTCCTGCACCGAGTTGAACACCGTTTCGGCTGCACCGCCAAAATCGCCGCTAACCGCAGACCGGCCAGCCGACACTACGTCAACAACAAACTCGGCAGGGCCAGTAACGGTGTCAACCGCACCGTTCCACAACCTGTCAAAGAAGCCCATTACTGATCCTCGACGCCTGGCATCAGCCCCTTGTCGGCAAACTGTGCGGTGTCACGCACCTGCGACTTAGCGACCCGGTAAGCGTTCCGCAGCCAAGGCGACGCTGTTTCTTGACTAACAAGTTCTGACGTGACCGCAAGAAACTGTCGTACTTTGAATTCTTGCGTCGAGTCTGTACGAGGCGTAGCAGCAGGCATAGCGCCCGTCGCAGTTACCGGCTCGTTCGGCATTTGCGAACGGCCAGCGAACGCCATAGAGCCAGGAGCCATCGTCGCAGGCGACGGCTGCTCCATCTCCGGCAACGGAATCATGTCCTGCGCCTGCTCCTGCGCCTGCGCCTGCCCGTACTGCTGCCCGGTAGCAACCCGAGTAGCCTGCTGTCCTCTACCTCGACGTGGCATTACATCGCTCCTAGTAGCGCACGAAGATCAGGCGGTCCTGCTGGGGCACCGCCGCCAGCTTCAGCACCGGCACCCGGCTGAGCGATCCCCGGCTGCGCTTCAGGCGCCCCCGGTTCAACCTGCTCAGCCTGACGTTCCTGCGCCTCACGCTGCACACGACTAACCGCTTCGGCAAGGTCAGCCTGATCGTTCTTCACCAACTCCATGATGCGAGCCAGGTCGGACGGCGGCAGAGCGCCCTGAGCGGCTTGCTGCTGCAACCCGGCCAGCAGCGACTGCTCAAGCTGCTCAGCCACGACAGCGTCACGTTCCTTCTCGACATCCTCAACCAGAGGGTCGATCCGCATGAACGCTTCCTTGGACATGGTGCCCATCGCGAGACGCTGACCGCCAGCGATCACAAGGTTGTTGATGTCGGCACCGGCCTGCGAATAGGACACGACGTTGTCGTCGGTCGTGAAGTGCTTGTTCGGGGTGTAGTCAACCTTGCCCTTGACCTTGCCCATGCTGACGTAGAACGACCGAGGCTTGTTCCCGGCGTACGCCTTGCACTGAGCAATCGCGATCCGGTTCTCTTCCTCAAGGGCACGAGCCAACGTCTTCTGCGTCTCTTGGACCGTGAAGTCCACCACGGCAGACAGGACAGCGTCGCCGCGGCGACCCGTACGAATGTTGGAGGTGGATTCGCCGCCGAACTCGGCAGGGATACCAGCGGTCAAACGCTGGGCACGCTCAAGCCGGTCAATGGCCGGGTTAGTCATGAACCCTGGCTGCATCTGCATGTCTCGCAGCGTGCCGCCACGCACCACACCAACCTCACCAGTCAAACCGTTCGCCGTGTTGACGATCTTGGGTTGTTCGCCTGCGTTGCCGACAAGCCAAGTGTCAGGGAACACGCCCTTCTGCACAGCCAGCACCTCAAGCGCCATGAGCTTGGCCTGCTGCTGGTACATGCCGAGAATGCCGTCAAACTGGCCTCGGGACTCGTCCAGCGAGATCCGGTTGGAGACGACAACGGGGCAGCGTCCGATCAGGTTCGGGACACGCTCCAGTTCCACGATGACGGGG